TAAGTACGTCTGATTTGAAAAGTTTTTTTTTTTTTTAAAAAATTCTAGAGAATATGCCTATAGGGAACTCAGCGCACTCAGCCCCCCTCCCGAGGACCGAGGAACAAAGTACTTGACCCGAGGACCGAGGAGCGATAGCCTACAAGCGTTACCAATTCAGATAGACAACCAAGGAGCGATGACCATGAAACTAGAATTAAAGAACATCAAGCACACTGCGTGGGCTAGCGAAGAGACCCACTGCTATCAAGCCAGCCTTTATGTAGACGGCAAGCCTGTCGCTATCGTCAGCAACGATGGGCATGGCGGTCCTGACCGTGACTATCGCCACCCCACGTTCAAGAAGGAGTCGGAGGCTTCTGGTGTTCAGCCTTATGCTTTTGGTTATCGTGCCAAGATGGCAGAGGTCCACGAATACTTTGCCTCTCTTCCTAAGACTAACGCATGTGATATATTTCCTGACGGCATGGAACAGAGCCTAGAATTTTGGTGCTGCGATCAGGTCAACGATTGGCTCAGTGCGCGTGAGTTAAAGAAGAAGTTGAAGTCCCATGTCTTGTTTCAGTTGAAGTACAAGGACGGCGTTTTCCAGACCAAGTTCCACCCGACTGTGACTAATGGCGAGTGGGTAATTAACAAGCAATCTGGTGAGACTCGCCGCATCTTGAACGACATGCCCTTTGCTGATGCGTTGGCTATTTGGAAGGAGACAGCGTGAACAGCGTATCTCACTGCCCCGATTGCAGCCACAAGTTAATAACATGGGACAGCAGACCGCATACTAAGTACGGGTTCCAAACCATACGGCGCAGAAGAAAGTGCGCCAAGTGCACATACAGATCAGTAACAGTAGAGGTCCCCGAAGAACTGGGCGACTCAATATTCGAGGAGGATGAGTAATGATCATGCAGACGATACCTAGAAAAATTCATCCTGTGTTGCGGGACGAGCTCAAAGAGCTGCCGGACACATGGGAGGTAGTGAAGAAGAAGGACCATTATTTTCTTCTTCATCAAGGGCGCCGCGTTGCTTGCGTAGCCGGCAACGCATCAACACAGAACGACCGACAGGCAAAGAAGAGCCTTCACACAATTCGCCGATATAAAAGGGAGAGAGAAAATGACTGAACGTGAGATGGAAGACATGTTGGACGAGGTGTTTCGCAAAGTGTTTGGGGAGGACTGGTGATGGGTAAGATGAAAGAAGAGTTCATGCGTTTGCAAGAGACGCCGATCATGGACCCGTGCCACGAGTGCCATGGTGCGGGGACCGTTGAGTATGAGGTTGCGATGCCTCAGAGTTTCAACCGTGACATTGGTGAGTTGTATACTAAGGCGGAGACTTGCGAGACGTGCAACGGCGGCGGCGAGATGGAACGCCTGTGCGATTGCGGCGAGTGGGTTACGATGATCATGGGCGAGGACGCTACTGTATGTGAGGGGTGTGCAAATGAGTGATGACGCACTGTCCCCTGCGGACGAGGCGGACCTCCGCTACCTCCGCAATCAGGTTGATTGTTTATCCGAGCGGCAATACCGCAGGGATGCTGGACCAAATGCTCACAATGAGTATTGGCATGCAAAGGAGGACCTTAAAAAGTTTGTCAGTAAACTACGTCAGGAAGGGAAAAACATATGACCGAGGTGCGAACAAGACGAGAGAAGTTCGAGGATTATTACCGCGAGTGTTGGCTCAAGCAGTTGAAGATCGACGGGGTGAAGAACCCGATGGCACGGGAGCCCACGCCTCAACAAAAGAACGGAGAGAGGACCGGCCAGTTTGGCAAGATGGGCGGCAGACAGAAGCTCAAGTTGTCAAAGGACGCGGAGATTATCAACCGGATGTTAAATCAGCGGATGCTGATGAAAGACATCGCAGAACTAATGGGGATTTCGCAACAGGCGGTTTCCCAAACTAAAATCCGCTATGGATTACCCAGGTCCGATGAAGAAACCACGGGCGTCAATCAAGAGAAGTAAAAGGAACGAGTAATGGAGCGTATGATAAAAGAAATAGAGGTGTTTGTAGATCAGATCACTTATGTAGGCAGCGCCTTTGGTGCTACAAACGAGGGGGAACCGGTGTTTATCAACAAACGCATTGTCACTGCCTTGGGGATAGAACACGGGGACAAGTTGATAGCGCATGTGTTACCAAACTATGAGGACAAGCGGGACGAGGTCCCGTGGAGAGCACTGAAGGCCACGATCCAAGGTTCGATATTCGAGGACATATCTGACGAGCCCGAGGACGAACCGGCGCCAGAGCCAGAGCCAGAGCCAGAACCAGAACCAGAACCAGAACCAGAACCTCAAGTGACAATGTCTGATCGCATTATAGATCTGCTCAGCGAGAGTGGACCGATGCGTTCGGCCACAATTGCGGAGCACTTGGAGCTCGACAGCTCTGATGTGTCTTCGATGTGCCGTGGGCTAAACAAGTTGGGTAAGGTGGCAGCGGCTGAGATATACGGCGACCTGAATAACTCTCGCCCATCTCACATTGTCTGGGCCTATGACATCAACGACTTTGATAATTTATAACGACGCAGCCGCAGGGCTGCATTAACTTCAAAAAAAAGCGACCCCTCGGGGTCGCTTAGTGTGGAGAATAGTGAACACTTTTATGGTATCACACTTCTTCTACATTCTCTAGTGCCTTGCGAATTAAGACGGAGAGTTGCCGTGCCATGGACCGTTGTTCGCGATCCGCCAGTTGCCGCAGCTTCTCATGGTCTTCGAGCAGAAGTCCTACGTTTCTGAACTTCGGCTCTTCTATCGTGCGTGATTTGCTCATGCCGCCCTCATTACTTGTTGTCTGTATCTACCGCACTTGGTCGCTGATTGCAACCTCGTTTACGCGGATTAACGGAGTTTCGCAATTGCTCTGGCTCGTAGCTTTTGTTTCGAATCTCGGTGACATCATGTCTTTTCATGTCACGGAGCAGCGCCGTTGCGACACCCTCATGGAACCCTAGCTTCACCATCTCGGCGGTGGCTGTCTTGATTGTGCGCAGCCCCTTCTTGAAATCAACGAACACTTGAATAATTTCGTCGTGCTCTTCTAGTCTGTCGGTCATATCAGGTCCTTTCTCGGTTTGAGGGTGAGCCATTCTCTGGCTTCTTCGCCCAGAACTTTGGCGCCGATGTCGATCTTCGAGCGCAGCGCCGTTACAATCTTCTCATCGATAGAGTCAGGGCAGATCAGATCGATGTATGTCACTGGGTTCACCTGCCCGATCCTGTGCGCTCGGTCTTCACTCTGCATTCTGAGCTCCAGGTCATAAGAGTTGGCGTAGTATACACATAAGTTTGCTTCTGTCAGCGTCAGCCCATAGCCAGCGGTGGCGGGGTTACCAACGAAGAACCGCAGCGGGTGGTCAGGATCTTGGAAGTTACGCACGATATTGTTGCGCTCTTCATCCGGTGTGTCACCAAAGTAAGACGCCGCGGTTCCTTCGCCGAAAGTTTTGTTAAGCATTTCGGTGATCTGCTGGATGTCGTAACGGAACCGAGACCAGATGATTGCTTTGCCGTCATGCTCTTCCATGATCTCAGCCAGTGCATCCATGCGCTTGGATGGGAAGTACACCATCTCACCATCATCGGTCTTGAGGTGACCGGACAGCACTTGCTGCATGCGTAGTATCTGGGTGATGACCGCAGGTGCGGTGACCAAGTCCCCATTGTCGAGCATCGTCAGCGCCATGGTCCGCAGCTGCTCGTACATCTTGAACTGTTCGTCTGACATGGGGACGTATCTGGCGGTGAACGTCTTCTCTGGCAGGTCCAGGCAGTCTTTCTTCAAGACGCGGAAGCTGTGCTTGTTCAGGTTCTCCCCCAGCTCATCGAGGTTGCGGTATCCGACAACCTGTTGGAAGGAATGGGCGCCCATCTTGCGTTGCTGCGTGACGGCGTACCTACCTTGGAATGCGTAATAGGAATCGTATCCCAAGAGCCGAGGTCCGAGGAACTCGAACTGAGCGTATGCATCCATTGGCGACTTGGTAATGGGTGAGCCTGTCAGGATGCGGCGGTACTTGAAGCCGGATGCGATCTTCATCAGAGCCTTGGACCTTTTGGCCTTGTGGTTCTTGATGGTTGTCGATTCATCGATGGCGATCAGTCCGCGGTCCCCGAACTTCTTTGCCATCCACTCGCCGGCGGTACGTCCTTTGAGCGCGGAGAAAGCTTCGACGTTCATGACGAAGATGGTCAGGCCGGCGAACGCATCTTTGACTGATGTCATTTCTGCCTTCTGCTTTTTGTTTGCAGAGGAGACCCAGCGAATCACTCGGTGGTTTACATTATCGGACAGGTGCTGCGGTATTTCCTTAGCCACCCAGTTACGATACACACCCTTCGGAGCGATGATTAGGGCGAAATTTATCTCACCATTTAGTGACAGACCAGCGAGGTTATCTATCAAAACCTTTGACTTTCCCGTGCCCATCTCCATCAGGTAACCGTACGATTTCTTGTACATACCTGCGTTCAAGGCATCAAGCTGGTGTTGGTATGGTTTTGTTTTAAAGAACTCCATTGACAACATCCTTCCCTTCATCTATGGTCTGGTCATGGTTAGCAAACAAGCTGGCCACAAGCAACCCTGAAGAGGAAAAAACTTATGATGGATATTTTTGAAGACATCTTTGACGAGGCTGGTGCGCTCGGCAGTGTAGATGCTAGCACCGGAAAGACCCTCAGTGATCTAGTGAGAAAGCTTCGCGCAGTCGAAGACAACATCTCAGATGCTGAACAACACCTCAAAGCTTTGAAGGCCGAGAAGCAAAAGCTATCGGTCGAGAACATCCCTGCGTTGATGGACGAGATGGGTGTGGAGCGTCTTGATGTGGACGGTGTTACCGTCACACGCAAGATGATGGTGCATGCTTCTATCCCGAAAGACCGGAAGGACGAGGCGTTAGGTTGGCTAAGGTCCGAGGGCCTCGATGACATTATCAAGAACGATGTCACTTGTTCCTTTGGCAAAGGCGAAGACAACATTGCGGGTGATGTGCTCGGCATGTTGCAGGAGCGCGGCTATGCTGCCTCGGCCAAGACCTACGTTCACCCCATGACCCTGAAGGCGTTTGTTAAAGAGCGCATGGAGAGTGGTAAACCAATCGACCTTGATATGTTCGGGGCATTCGTTGCAAACGCAGCAGAAATACGGAGGAAGTAATATGCTAAGAGTTCATAGATCAAGCAGCATGAGCTTGGATGAAGTAAGAGAATCGTTGGACGGGGACATCACCTTAGATAACTCTATCCACACTTTGTTTATCCTTGAAAAGCAGGGATACCCGATGATGCATCTGCTGGCGGTTATGCGTGAGCAAAACAATGAACACGCGACGACGATACAGAAAATAAAGGAGAAATCACAATGAGCAACGCAGTAGCAAAAGCAAAAGAGACTTCTATCTCTGCCGATCTGATGGACGACATCTTTGACAACGCTGGCGAGGGGGCATCCTTTGACAGTAGCGAGATGCAGATCCCGTTCGTCCGCTTGCTTCAAGCTTTGTCACCACAGCTGAACAAGAAGAAGGCTGAGTACATTGAGGGCGCATGCTCGGGTGACGCATTCAACAACGTGACCAACCAGTACTGGGAGGGAGAGGCTGGGATCACAGTGATCCCCTGCTACCAGACCACCAAGTACCTTGAGTTCACACCGCGTGACATGGGTGGCGGCTTCAAGGGGGAAATCCCTCCGAACAGCCCGTTGCTTCAGCAGACCCAACGCATGGGATCGAAAGAGATACTACCAAATGGTAACGAGTTGGTTAAGTCAGACCAGCATTTCTGCTTGATCGTTGATGCGGATGGATCTTTGCAGCCCGTGGTCATCGACATGAAGTCCACGCAGCTGAAGATCAGCCGCCGCTGGAAGACGCAGATCGCCATGCAGAAAATGAAGAACCCTAAGACAGGACAGATGGTTACGCCTCCTGTGTTCGCCACTATGTGGAAGCTGCGCTCCGTTGAGGAGTCCAATGACCAAGGTTCGTGGGCCAACTGGACACTTGAGAAGGTGGGCCTAGTCGACGACCGTGACACGTTTATGGAGGCCAAGAGTTTCCGTGAGTCAGTGGCTGCGGGTGAGGCCAAGGCTGCGCCTGAGGAAATGCCAGCGGACAACACTGTCCAAAGTGACGACATTCCATTTTGAGTATTGGGTTTAGCTAACTTAGCTAAGTCTCGGGGCGGGGCAACAACAGTTCCGCCCCCAACAATAATCAAAGAGGAGCACACATGTCATTGGCGAAAAGATTACTCGTGGCATTCGAAGGCTCGGATGCGGCGTACGGGGAGACGACCGTTGGCGCTATTGGCCGCAAGGGTAAAGCCGAGGCCAAGAGCTTTGTCCGTAGAGGCAAGGTGACAGAGGCCCAGGCCCAAGCTCACATTGACGGCAAGCAAGGTATCGGTGCGATCCCAATAACCACAACACCCGCGAACCAGTGCCGTTTCGGTGCGCTGGACATCGACGTATATGATCTGGATCATGCTGCATTGCAGCGCAAGATACAGGAACTCAAGCTGCCGTTGTTCCACTGCCGCACCAAGTCGGGCGGCGCCCACTTGTATCTGTTCATGCAAGAGTGGCAGCCAGCATCTTTGATCCGTGAGCATTTAACGGAGATGTCCATTGCTCTTGGTTTCTCTGGCTGTGAGGTGTTTCCAAAGCAGGACGAGATCTTGGTAGAGCGAGGGGACCTCGGCAACTTTATCAACATGCCATACTTTAACGCGGAACAAACCACCCGGTATGCTTTCAACAAAAAGGCAGAGGCCATGGAGCTCGAGGAGTTCTTGGACAGTGTGGAGAAGAACCGAGTCACGATGCCTGATCTGGATGCGCTTGACCTTGCGGGTTCCAAGGAGCACTTCACTGATGGGCCGCCATGTCTGCGGCTGTTGGTGGCTACGGGAACAGTGGGCGACATGCGCAACAACACGCTCTTGCAGATGGGTGTTTATGCCAAGCTCAAGTACAGCGACACTTGGGAGAAGGTGGTTGAGCAATACAACCGCGCGTTTATGGAGCCCATGCTGGATGCGCAAGAGGTAATAGGCATCATCAAGCAGTTGAAGAAGAAAGACTACTTTTACACCTGCAACATCGAGCCCTTCTGTTCACACTGTGACAAAGAAGTCTGCCGCACCAAGAAGTTTGGTGTGGGCGGCGACAGTGAGAGCAAGGCACAGGTTGGCGGTTTAACAGTTATCCTGTCTCAGCCGCCGTACTACTTCATGGATGTCAACGGCAAGCGTGTCGAGCTTACAGTGGACGAGCTGCACAACCAGTCGCTCTGGCAGAAGGCCTGTCTCATGCAGATTAATTTTGTCCCAGCTACGATGAAGTCCCAAGACTGGACATCGATGCTGAACGGCATGCTCAAACAGGCGACATACATTGAGGTGGAGCGAGAGCTCACCTTGACGGGGCGCTTCGAAGACTTGACCCGATCCTACTGCAACGGCAGCGCACAAGCGTATGACCCTGCGGAACTGGAGACGGGGAAGCCGTACCATGATGATGGTCGTGTGAAGTTTAAGATTGAGGGGCTGGTTAACTTTTTAAAGAACCGCAACCACCCCTGGGCGGACAACCGTGCCAAGCTACAGGAAGAGATCAAGCGCCTCAACGCGCATGGGGATTTCAGTGGAGTGCAGCGGTACAAGTTGGCTGACGGTAAATGGAAATCGCTCCGAGTTTGGTGGGTTCCAGAAATGAAAGAGGAAGACATCGATCTTCCCGTAAAGGAGATAAACAATGACATTCCCTTCTGAGCGTTTAATCACAGTCAAAGACATCTCTGACTATATGCAGGTCACACCGGCTGCTGTCTACAAGTGGATCAAGGACGACAAGATGCCGTCCCCTCTCCGGTTGGGCCAAGGTTCAAGGCCCACGCTTCGCTGGTCACCACAAGTGATCAACGAATGGCTAGAGAAGAACACCACATGATTGAGAACAGCACACAGATCTTTGGTCCTCCAGGCTGCGGTAAGACGGAGCGTCTGATGCAGATTATCGAGCAGCATCTTGAGTCTGGCATGAATCCGCAAAGCATTGCGTTTGTTTCGTTCTCTCGCAAGTCGATTCAGGAGGCGAAGGAACGGGCCAAGGCGCGTTTTAGTCTTGACGACAAGCAGCTGGTAAACTTCCGCACTCTGCATTCGACGGGGTTCTCTGGTCTACAGATCAAAAGAGATGATGTCATGAACCCTCCAGACTACGAAGAGCTAGGCCGGATGTTGGGCGAGGACTTTGTTATGAACGTGCAGCCGGAGGACGGCATGTTGATCCCATCGGATCTGCGCCGCGGCAGCAAGTACATGAGGATCATTGACCGTGCGCGTTACCGCATGATTGATCTGGCTCAGGAGTGGAAGGAGCATGACACCTCGGACCTGTCCTTGTTTAAGTGCAAGCAAATCTATGACCAGCTGATTGAGTACAAGTCGAAGCTTAGTAAGCTGGACTTTGTGGACATGATCGACGTGTATATACAGACGTGTACACCACCTAGTCTCCAAGTGTTGATCGTTGACGAGGCTCAGGATCTGACACCCTTGCAGTGGAAAATGATCCAGCACATGGCAACCAACACTGACGAGGTGTGGATTGCGGGGGACGATGACCAAGCCATCCACCGGTGGACGGGCGTGGACGTCAAGCAGTTTATAAGCATGTCTCCGAACCGGATCGTGTTGGATCAGTCGTACCGTCTACCCAAGAAGGTGTTTGACGTTGCCCAGCGCGTGGTGCGTAGGATCAAGGACCGAGTACCGAAAGAGTATGCACCAACGGATCGTGAGGGCTCTGTCACTTGGCACTACGATGTCACCGATCTGCCCTTGGACACTGGGTCTTGGACGCTGATGTGCCGGATTAATGCGTACGTTACCAGCATGGCCAAGCAGATCGAGGAAATGGGGTACTACTATTCTGTGAAGGGCAAGCCGCCGATAACCGCGGAGCAAGCTGCAGCGATCCAAACATGGCGTGACCTTGCTTCCGGCGAAGCTGTCGAGTTGTACAGGATCCTGACCATGTACGAGGCAGTGCCTAAGCAGGGGGACAAGGCTGTTGTAAAGCGCGGCGCCAAGAAGTTGCTGGACGCTGCCGACCCAGAGGGTACTTTGACTATGGCAGACTTAGCCAATGAGTTTGGTCTACTAGAGCAGCCCAATCTGTTGGGCGAGTACAGAGATGCGTTTGATGTACTAGGATTTGGTAGGAACATGCAGACGTATCTGCGCCGCATCGAGAACTCAGGCGAGGATCTATCCAAGCCGCCGCGCATCAAGTTGTCCACGTTCCATGCCATGAAGGGCGGCGAGGACGACAACTGCGCAGTGTATCTTGGCACTACTAAAGCGTGTGAGGAGACATCATACCCTGACGATGAGCATCGAGCGTTCTACGTTGGCATCACCCGTGCGCGTGAAAACCTGCACATCATTGAAAGCAAAAAGAAATATAGGTATCCGCTATGAAACGAGATCAAGTGTTAAGCACCGCCGGAGAGTACATCAATGGACAGAGGGCCACGGACTACGGGGATGCGTACGAGAACTTCGAGCGCATTGCCGAGGGCTGGAACATCGTAATCAGGAACGCCATGACCACTCATGGACACATCACACCGCGGCACGTTGCGCTGATGATGGACTGGGTGAAGACGGCGCGGCTGCTCAACGATCTGAGTCATGACGATTCATGGATTGATAAGTGTGGGTACAGCGCATTGGGTGCGGAGTTTACCGACAGGGAGAACGAGATATCGAAGCGTTTGGATGAATACTTAAATATAAAAGGCTGAGGAAACATGGCAAGAGACCGTAAAGATAAGAGCACTATTTCATTCTTCGAACGCATGGATTTGGGAGAGAAGCTTGTGCCGGACTGGAACATCCCACCGGAGTTTCCTGACCTGACAAAGTATCCTCAGATCGCGATTGACCTAGAGACATGTGACCCCAACCTGATGACCATGGGCCCAGGCTGGGCGCGTAAGGATGGTTTCATTGTTGGTATCGCTGTAGCTGCGGGCGACAATGCTTGGTACTTCCCGATTCGTCACGAAAACGGGCACAACATGGACCCCAAGATGACATTGAAGTGGCTGCGCAAACAGATGGCCACGCCGCACATCGACAAGCTGATGCACAACGCCACCTACGATGCGGGTTGGCTGCTTGCAGAAGGGGTCGAGGTCCAAGGACGGATCATCGACACCATGGTTGCTGCGCCCTTGGTGGACGAGAACCGTTTCTCCTACAGCCTGAACAACCTTGGTCGGGACTACATCGACATGCGCAAGGACGAGAAGATGCTTCGCGCTGCGGCAAAGGACTGGGGCATTGATCCCAAGGCAGACATGTGGCGGCTGCCGCCATCGTACGTTGGAGCGTATGCCGAGCAGGATGCGTTCATGACCATGAAGCTATGGGACAGATTAAAGACAGAGATCACGTCTCAGGAGCTGACACACATCTTTGATCTGGAGACCTCGCTCATCCCACTGATGGTACAGATGAGAGCCAATGGTGTGCGCGTGGACATTGACAAGGCGGACATCGCCAAGAAGGGGCTGCAGGAAAAGGTTGCAGAGTTAAAGGCTGACATCAAGCACAAGACTGGTGTGGCCATAGAACCGTGGGCCGCGGACAGTGTGCGGCAGGTCTTTGATGCGCTGAGTCTAAGCTATCCCAAGACGGACGCTG